TCAGATGTTGTTTTATTTGCCACTGGCGGGTTCTACGTTTAAGAAGACTTATTTTGACGAAACAATGGGCCGTGCGGTATCTAAGTTTGTACCTGCTGAGAATTTAGTTGTCCCTTATGAGACAGCGGATTTAGATACGTGTCCTAACATTACGCAAGTTTTTAGGATGAGTCTTAATGATTTGCGAAAAAAACAGATTGCAGGTTTTTACAGAGATATTAATGTTATTCCGGCGCAGTCAGAAATTAGCGGCGTAACCGAAGAAATAAACAAGATTGATGGTGTAGAGCCTTCTCAAATTGATTATGACTGTACGCTACTAGAGTGTCACGTTGATTTAGATTTAGAAGGATACGAAGAGGTTGGAGAAGATGGAGAACCTACGGGAATCAAGGTTCCTTACATTGTTACCATTTCTGAAGACAATGGTGAAGTTTTATCCATTAGACGTAATTATCGGGAAGAGGATGAGTTAAAGAAGAAGATTCAATACTTTACTCACTTTAAGTTTTTACCCGGTTTTGGTTTTTACGGACTAGGACTTATTCACACTATTGGCGGTTTGTCACGGACGGCTACTGCCGCGTTGAGACAATTGATCGATGCGGGTACTTTGTCCAACCTGCCTGCTGGTTTTAAAGCCAGAGGACTTCGTATCCGAGACGACGATGATCCACTCCAGCCCGGTGAATTTAGAGATGTGGATGCTCCGGGCGGTGCCATCCGTGACTCCCTTATGCCTTTACCTTTTAAGGGTCCAGACCAGACATTGTTTCAACTGTTAGGTTTTGTGGTTCAGGCGGGTCAGCGGTTTGCTACGATTACTGATTTAAAGGTCGGTGATGGTAATCAAAGTGCGGCGGTAGGAACTACAATTGCGATGATGGAGCAAGGCTCTCGTGTAATGAGTGCCGTGCATAAACGTTTGCATTACGGTATGAGACAGGAGTTTAAGATCTTGTCTCGTGTGATGAGTGAAAGTTTACCGCAAGAATATCCCTACGCTGTTCAAGGCGCAGATGCAAGTGTTATGCGCGAAGATTTTGATGATAGAGTGGATGTGATTCCGGTAAGTAACCCTAACGTATTCAGTCAGGCGCAACGTATTGTACTAGCGCAAACAAAACTACAATTGGCGGGTGCTGCACCGGAATTACACAACATGCACGAAGTTTATCGTGATATGTATGAGGCGTTGGGTGTTACGGATACCGATAGAATTATGAAATCGGTTCCTGAAGAAGAGCCTACCCCTATTGATCCGGCACAAGAAAATATTGATTCTTTAGATATGCTTCCTTTGAAAGCCTTTGAGGGTCAGAATCATCAATCTCACATTATGGCGCACTTGGTTTTTGGTTCTAGTCCAATGGTTGGCTCATTGCCTCCGGTAGCTATGGCTTTACAAAAACATGTAATGGAGCATGTAAAGATTGCAGCACAAGAACAAGCGATTACCGTTTATTCTCAACAAAGAGCACAGACAGGACAAGCAGTTTCTCCAGAAGAAGAAATGCTTCAAATGGAACAACTGGTTGCTCAATTTGTCGCAGAGGGTATGCAGCAGGTTAAACAGTTGTCTGGTCAGTTATCTGGAGCAGGTCAGCCTGATCCGTTGGTCAAGTTGAAAGAAACTGAATTACAGCTTAAAGCTCAGGCGGAACAGAACGATGCTCAGTTAGATGCTCAAAAACTTAATTTGGATGCTCAAGCTCTTCAGGCTCGAAAAGATCAATTCCAGCAACGTCTGCAATCACAAGAATCTCAAACTGCTGCTAGAATACAATCTGCTATGGAACGTGAGTTATTAAAACAAAGGTCTAATTAATGAATGACTTTATGGAAATTTGGCCAATTGTGTCTGGGTTAATAGCTGTTGCGGCTATTGCGGTTGCTTTTCGAGCTGAAATTACCGCTAGAGTTAAAAGTCTAGAAGAAAAAGTTAAGACGTTGTTTGATATGATTAATCGCATGAAATGAAAGATTTTGACTTATCTAAGGCGCTTGCAAGTTTAGTTCCAGTTTTACTGGCTGCGATGTGGTGGGTAATTTCTAGCATTGGTGAGATCACGTCAGACATTCAATTAATTCGTGCCAATCAAATGCAGTTGATAAGCCCTCAGGGCGTGATTGTTCCGAGTCCTGGCAATGCTTTTGCGCGTCAAGAGCTTAAAGAGGAGATGTTGGGGCACATTCATGATCTTAAAGTTCGGGTTAAATTGTTAGAAGAAAGAGGAAAATAATTATGTTTAGTTCAGCACTTAGGTCAATGATCCCACAAATGGTAGAAAGTGGGCAATTAAAAAAAGTAGATACTCCGGCTCCGACCCCTAGAGGAGGAAGGTTTCCTATGGCTTCAACTCAAGCTATGGAGGTAGGTCCTATGCAGGGTTCTGGAATAGCTGTTGCAACTCCGGGAGGAGGACCCGCTGTTGTACAAGGGAGTGGTTTTAACTCCGGTATAATGTCTATGTTGGCTGATCCGGCTATACGAGAAAGACTTAATCTGTCTACTCCCACACCAAACGTTGAACCGGTAGCTCAGGAACCCGTTACAGAAGCTCCTGTTCAAAACACCATAGCGCAACAATTTTTGAGTAGTCCGGAGTATCGGACGGCGTACGATAGTTATTTAAATAGACTTTCTAATCCACAACCCGTTATTAGCCCGTATCAAGCTTTTGTAAATGCCCGGATGGAAAGAGAGCAGCTTGGAAACAGACCTTACGTTAACCCTTTTAGGAGACTAGCATGAAATCAAAAGTAAAGTTTATGGGTTCTGCCCCATCTAATCCACCAAAAGCAGTAGAGTATGCCGACATTAAAGATCAAGGTCGTATTCCTTATGGAAAAACTGCGGATGCACCTATGGCGGGAGACACTGTAAAGCGTATGACTATGCGTGGAGCGGGAGCCGCGATCAAAGGTACAAAATTTAACGGTTGTTAATTTGCCTAGTAGGAGGCGGATATGATATCAAGATTATTAGAAAAGGTAATTGAAAGCACTTTAGGGGTTTTAATCTGGTTAGCTGATTTAATACAAGATGTAGTTATTTGGGTTTACACCAAAATTAAAAACATCTTTATTTGGGTTTTAGCAAAGCTAGGTATTGATGTATGTAAGTGTGATAAATAGGGGGCTACATGGCGCTACTAAATGCACTCATTGGCCCTGTAACCGGGCTTTTAGACAAGTTTGTTGAAGATAAAGATCAGAAGGCGGCGTTAGCTCATGAAATTTCGACAATGGCGGATAGGCATGCACAGGAACTTGCCCTTGCACAAGTTGAAGTTAACAAAGCTGAAGCCGCTAGTAACTCGGTTTGGAAGGGTGGTTGGAGACCATTTGTGGGCTGGGTGTGCGGCGCTGCCTTTGCTTATCATTTTGTGCTCCAGCCTCTGGCTATTTTTGGTCTCGCTGCCTATGGTATGGAAGTACCTCCTCTACCTAATTTCGACATGGGTCAATTAATGACTGTGTTAATGGGTATGCTAGGACTAGGTGGACTTCGTAGTTTTGAAAAATACAAACATGTGGCGAAATAATGGCACGACTTAAACTAGACGCACCTATTAGAACTAAGATAAAAAAGAAAACATCCATAGGGAGTTCAGTCAATTCTAGACCTCGCAGTAAATGCGATAAACGGAGTTTTAAAAAGTATCGAGGGCAAGGACGATGAGTTTTAAGCTTTCGCAACGAAGTTTAGATCGATTAAAAGGATTAGATCAAGACTTAATAGATGTTGTCCAACGAGCAATAGACATAACCGAAATAGATTTCGGTGTTTCCGAAGGTTTAAGAACATTAGAACGCCAAAAAGAATTAGTAGAAAAAGGCGCTAGTCAAACTTTAAAGAGCAAACATTTAAGCGGAAAAGCCGTGGATTTGGTTGCTTATATAGGTCCTAGAGTTAGCTGGGAACTAAAAGTTTATGATGATATAGCAGACGCTATGCGTCAAGCCGCTAAAGAATTAGACGTGACACTTCGGTGGGGAGCAGCTTGGCATAAAAACCTAACCGATACCGACATGCCCTCGGAAGATTTGATGAACGAATATATTGATTTACGACGTTCACAGAACAGAAGACCCTTTATAGACGCGCCTCATTTCGAACTTGCATAAAAATTAACCATTCCTATATAGGATATGCTAAGATAATCTACGATTTTATTAGACTATATGCGAGGAGCGATGGATGAGATATATGTAGCGGAAGCAGTATTTAGAATTATTCGTGAGCGGCGTACTGGAATTGTAGATTTATTGCAATATGGTAACGTTAAATCAATGGAGCACTATCGTGAACTTATGGGAAACATAGATTCCCTTAACCACGTTGAACAGGAACTCAAGGGCCTGCTAGAAAAACAGGAGCAATCTGATGACTGAAGAAGCAACTAAAGAAGAAAAGCCTAATTTGGCAGAGGCTTATGTAGATAAGCCTATATTAAATCCTGAATTAATATCCAACTCTTTACTAGAACGATTACCCCAACCGACCGGATGGCGCGTATTAATTCTTCCTTATAAAGGTAAAGCTAAAACAGAGAGCGGCATATTTTTGCCCGATGAGGTTCAAGATAAAAAACAGATCTCTACGCAAGTAGGGTACGTTTTAAAACTAGGACCTTTAGCTTACAAAGATACAGAAAAGTTTCCGTCGGGGCCTTGGTGCCAAGAGAAACAGTGGGTGATGTTTGCTCGTTACGCTGGATCTCGATTTCAAATAGACGGGGGAGAAGTTAGAATTCTTAACGATGACGAGATTTTAGCTTCTATTCTAGATCCTGAAGACATTCACCACTTATGAGGAATAAATAATGGCCGAAACAGAAGCTAATTACGAAATGGAAACAGAACCGGATACCGAAGTAGAGGTTCCTTCGGTAGAAGAAACAAACGATAGTGCTGCCTTACAAGCGGATACTGAAGATTCGAGGGATGATCAGTTTAAAAAAGCTGAATCAGCCACTCAAAAACGAATAGACCGCTTAACTAAGAAAATGAGAGAGGCTGAACGTCGTGAGCAAGAAGCTATTAATTATGCTCGTAACGTGCAAACAGAAGCCGAACAATTAAAACAACGTATGAATAACTTAGATAACAGTTATGTTTCTGAGTTTAGTACTAGAGTTAGCGCTCAAATGGATCAAGCGGAATCGGATTTGTCTAGAGCGATGGAGCTTGGCGATACTAAAAATGCAGTGGAAGCGCAACGTAAGATAACCGCTTTAGCTATTCAAGCCGACCGGGCAGAACAAGCAAAAGCCCAGCAAGCTCAATATGCAGAACAAGTACAACACGGGCAACAAGCCCCTCAACCAGTAGCGCAACAACCGAAAAGACCCGATCCTAAAGCAGAGGAATGGGCCACTAAAAACAAGTGGTTTGGCGAGGATCAAGCTATGACTTATGCTGTTTTTGGGTTACACAAGAAACTTATCGAAGATGAAAAGTTTGACCCACAAAGTGATGAGTACTATACTGAACTGGATCGACGAATGGCGGAAGAGTTTCCGCATAAGTTGAAAGGCCAAAACAAGCGTCCCGCTCAGACGGTTGCATCAGCCTCAAGAACAGCCACAACTGGGCGCAGTGGGAGAAAGGTTCGACTCACCCCGAGCCAAGTCGCAATAGCGAAAAAATTGGGTGTGCCACTTGAAGAATACGCGAAATACGTGAAGGAGTAATAAAGATGACTGAAGAAACTAAGATCGATAGAGCCCCTCGCGCAACTAAAACTAGGGAGAAACAAGCCGTGCGTAAACCTTGGGCTCCCCCCTCTGTATTAGATGCACCACCTGCACCTGACGGTTACACGCATCGTTGGATTCGCTCGGAAACGAGAGGATTTGATGATCAAAAAAACGTCAGCTCAAAATTAAGGGAAGGTTGGGAATTAGTCCGTAAAGATGAATATCCTGACTTTGAAGGCCCTGTAATAGAATCAGGTAGATATTCCGGTGTTTTTGGACAGGGTGGTTTAATTCTCGCAAGAATGCCATTGGAAACTGTTGCTGAAAGAACTGAACACTTCCGAAGACGAAGTCAAGATCAGATGGACGCGGTAGACCATGACATGATGCGCGAGAACTCACATTCGACTATGACGATTAATAAACCTGATCGTCAATCTCGTGTAACTTTTGGTGGTCCTAAAAAATAAAGTAGGACTGCTCTTTTAGGAGAAAAATACTATGGCAAATGCAACAACAGCCTATGGTCTTCGTCCTATTGGGCTAGTTGGAAGCGGTGTAAACTCAACAGGTGTAACTGAGTATGAGATTGCTTCTAACAACACTAATGCTATTTTTCAATACTCCATTTGCGTTCCTTTAGCAGCGGGTGTTATTGATCAAGCTGGTGCCACAGATGGTGGAACCACTCAAGCATTAGGTGTCCTAATGGGCGTTCAGTACCATGATTCTGTACAGAAAAAACCTGTATGGATTAACTACTGGCCAGGTTCAAACTCTGTTAGCGTAGACACTAACTATCCAGTTAAAGCCTTCGTAGCAGACAACCCAAACCAGCTATTTAAAGTGGCTTCAGATGCTTCATTGACAGACCGTGCAACGGCTCTGGCAGCAGTGTTTGCAAATGCGTCGCTTGGCACCTCTGCGCGAACAGGCAGCACCGATACGGGCTGTTCTAATAGTGCTTTAGGCGTTTCTACTATTGCAACTACTGCGACACTACCACTTAGGGTTGTAGGTATTATGGATGATGAAGCTAACAGTGATTACACTGCGGCTGGTATTCCACTTGTAGTTAGATTAAACGCACATTTTAACGCCGGAACCCGTAGGTTTGATTCACAAACCACTGCGGATTCTCTCGGCATTTAAGGAGGGTTAGATAATGGCTATTTCTCGCGCACAACTGGCGAAAGAGCTAGAACCCGGACTTAATGCCTTGTTCGGGCTTGAATACAACCGTTACGAAAATGAGCATGCTGAAATCTTTGAAGAGGAGTCTTCGGACAGAGCCTTTGAAGAAGAAGTAATGCTTGCTGGGTTTTCAACTGCACCTGTCAAAAATGAAGGCAATGCCATTAGTTTTGACGATGCACAAGAAACATTTACAGCTCGTTACACACACGACACAATCGCGCTTGCTTTCTCGATTACAGAAGAGGCTGTCGAAGACAACCTTTATGATCGACTTGCTTCGCGATACACAAAGGCTCTTGCACGTTCAATGGCCCAGACAAAGCAAATCAAGGCGGCTGCTATCTTGAACAATGCGTTCAATACAGCCAACCCTGTAGGTGATGGAGCAGCTCTTTGTTCCGCAGCTCACCCAAGCCTTTCTGGTAACCAGCGTAACTTATTGTCAACAGCGGCTGACCTCAACGAGACTTCTCTTGAGCAGATGCTTATTGACATTGCAGGTCTTACCGATGAGCGTGGTCTAAAGATCGCTGTTCGTGGTACAAAGTTAATTATCCCTAAAGAACTGCAATTTATTGCAGAGCGGGTTATTAACTCAAACCTACGTTCAGGAACTGCGGACAACGACAACAACGCAATGAAGAATATGGGAATGCTTCCTGAAGGTGCAGTGGTAAATCACTTCCTGACAGATACAGACGCTTTCTTCATTAAAACTGACGCACCTAACGGCTTCAAGTACTTTAACCGTTCGCCAATTAAAACGGCAATGGAAGGAGACTTTGATACCGGTAACATGCGATTCAAGGCACGAGAGCGTTACAGCTTTGGTGTTTCTGATTGGCGTTGTGTCTTCGGTACACCGGGTGCATAACCCTTTGTAAAATAAGACAAAATCTTATTTGTGAAGACTGGGAAAGGGATAGGTAAAACTATCCCTTTCTTTTTTGTTTAATTTTTTGTATGCTATACCTACCCTGACAGTTGCAATGGTGCGGCTGACACTTGCCAAGACAGGAGATAAAAATGGCTAATACTACTTTTTCTGGACCAGTACGATCCGAAAACGGATTTGTATCTGTATCTAAAAACGCCACTACTGGCGCAATCACAGACATTACTACTTATGGAGGAGCTCCCGTTTCTTTAGCGGATGCGGATGTAACTCTTACTAATGCTACACACAGCGGCAGGGTTTTACTTGTTCCTGATGGTGGGCAAGACAATACATACACTCTTCCGGCACCAATAGCGGGAGCGGTATTTAGATTTGTTTATGCTGGAGGAGCCGCAGATGCAACAGATGCGCTTATCGTTACTCCCGGCAATACAAATTTTTATATTGGTGGGGTTACCTTCCTTGATTCAGATAATGCAATCAGTTCTGTTTTTTCTGATGGTAACTCAAACAGCAGTATTCAAATAAATGTACCACAGGCTTTTGATATAACTATTGTTGGTAAGGACACAACTAATTATCAAATTTTTGGTAATGTTACCTCAACAACTGCTCCCGCTTTTGCAGATCAATAATAGGAGGTCTAAATGGCTGATGCAGTGGCTACACAGACCCTTGTAGACGGGCCTAAATATGCAGTAATGAAATTTACAAACGTTTCGGACGGAACCGGAGAAAGCGCCGTTACGAAAGTGGATGTAAGTTCTTTGGACAACAGCGCAGACGGCGATGCCTGTACCGGAGTCGTTATTGAACGGATCTGGTGGCAATGTATCGGTATGAAAGTGCAAATCCTGTGGGACGCAAGTTCGGACTTGTTTTGTATTGAATTAGGTGAAAACCAAAGTGGAGACCATGATTACACTATTTTTGGTGGTCTCCTTAACAATGCAGGTTCAGGTAAAACAGGAGACGTTAATTTCACTACAGTCGGTCATTCTAGTAATGATACATATACTGTAATCATGTACTTACGCAAAAAGTTTGATTGAGTGAACAATGGCGACTGTTAAAAACGTAGAGCGTTTGCCTTCAGGACGGTTAAAATACCGGGGAGAAACTTTTGCAGGTTTTAATAAGCCTAAAAATACCCCCGGTAAACCGAAAAAAAGTGCAGTTCTTGCTAAAAAAGGTGACCAAGTCAAGCTGGTTCGGTTTGGCGACCCGAATATGTCGATTAAAAAAGACCAGCCTGCTCGCAGAAAAAGTTTTAGAGCGCGTCACAAGTGTGACACCTCCAAAGATAAATTTTCTGCGCGGTTTTGGTCGTGTAAAGCGTGGTGATTAAAATGACTAAATTAACACCGGAAGAAGTTTTAAGTAAGTTAGCTCATCACGAAATGAAATGTGAGCTTCGGTACAAGAATATTGAGGAACGTTTAGATGCTCAAAAAGAGGATTTAAAAGGACTAAGCAATAAACTTTGGTTTTTAGTGGTTTTAATTATTGTAACTCCAATGGTACACCGTCTGTGGGGTTAGTATGGGTTCTAGAGTAAAAACAGGTCCAAAGTCCTCTCCTTGCGAAGTAACTTACTATAGAAAAGGCGGTGCGGTCTCTAGTAAGTCAAAAGGAAGTAAAATTTGCCCCGAAGGAAAAGCTTGGGCTAAACGAACTTTTGACACTTATCCAAGTGCTTATGCCAATTTAGCTGCTTCTAAATATTGTAAAGATCCGAATTACGCTAAAAAATCTAAAGGCGGTAAACGGAAAGGTCGGTAATGGGTAAACTAAAAGAATGGGTAGACCAAGAGTGGGTTCGTATAGACAGCTCTGGAAACATTGCAGGTCCTTGCGGGACTTCCAAGAACAAAAAAAACCCAGACAGGTGTTTGCCTAAAGCTAAGGCTCAAAGTTTGAGTAAATCGGAAAGAGCTTCTACCGCTCGTAAAAAGAAACGAGAAGGCTCTAAAGGTAAACAAGTTGTATCTAATACAAAAAAAGCTAAAGTAACAACGATGCAAAACGGCGGCGTGGTTGCGATAGGTTGTGGTCAAATTTTGTCGGACCGAAAAAAATACACTACGGGCGCAGTTTCTAAAAAAGCATGACTTTTTTTATAGGAGATCCTGTAGAAAAAACAGTTGTAGAGGAAATTAGGTCTTGGTCTGAAAAAATACTAGAAAAACCTAATAAATTTTTTAATAATTTAGCGCCATGCCCTTTTGCTAGGGGGGCTTGGTTAGATGATAAAGTAGCTTTTTTGTTTAAAAACGAAGACAGCTATCAAGATTTATACACGGCTTTGTCGCAATGGACAGACACGCACGACTTAGCCATACTGGTTGATTTTACGTTTGACGAAGACCCGGATAAGTTTTATGTTTTTTTAGATGAGGTAAACACTGCAATTTCAAAAGGGTTTTTTATAAACAGAGATATGTGGGTTGTAGGATTTCATCCTTATGACGAAGCTTCCGAGTTTTCAGAAGAGGCTGATTTTGAACCTTTGACGGAAATAAATTACGCTATGATTTTTGTTCAAAGACTGTCTAAGTTGCAAGAGTCTGCACACAAAATTAAGAAAAACGGGTATTATGATAATTATGATGAGGAGTATAATGCTTCTTATATTTTTAAACGCAGAGAAGAATTTTACAGGAGACTAAAAAATGGCAATGGCACCTAAAAAAATGCGCGGTGGCGGTATGGTTAAGAAAATGCGTGGCGGCGGTATGGTTAAGAAAATGAAAGACGGTGGCGCGGCTACTAACGGCATGAGCGTAGCAGAGCTTCGTAAAAAGGCTAAAGAAAAAGGCTACAAATTAGTTAAGGCAACCTAATTATGGCTACTTCAGGAAGTACAGATTTTGAGTTAGATGTAGCGGATTACATCGAAGAAGCTTTTGAGCGTTGTGGCTTAGAAGTCCGGACGGGTTACGACCTAAAGACGGCTAAAAGGTCTCTTAATCTTATGCTTGCTGATTGGGCTAATCGTGGTTTAAACCAATGGACTATAGCACAACGGTCTTTGAC